TTCAAAGGTATTTTAAGTATTTATGAAGAAGGAAGACCTATTGACTTCATAACTTCTTGTTGTTTGAAATAAAGTTTTGCGTATGACTTACATACATTTTGCAATTCATCAATATCTCTGCATTCATCAATAAGTCGTGCTTGTCGTTCATACTCAAACAACTTAGACATAGACTCAAGTTGGATTTGATTTGGATCCATTAATAAACTCCGTAAGAAGGGACTTAAGTTCGTCAATCTCTTTACGCATCTCGCTAATTTCTTGTTTTTCGCGATTACGCCTAGACTTCATCTTAACATAATCGTTATATCCGACAGTATCGGTATTAACAATAGCACCAGTATCAGTACGATATAGATTCTTATGATCTTTAACTTTTTTCATCATGCAAGAGCAATCACTCTGAAGTCTTTGAATCTAGGTGCTCTTGCTTCATTAGTACCACTCATGTCAATCTTAATTCTAAATCCAGTGAATTGTGCAAGATTATCAGCACTAAACTGATAATCTATATATTCTCCGTCAGCACTAGAGGGAGTAAATGCATCTGGTTTACCATTATTCAAAATAGGATCGATTACTTTATCACCGAATCCATCACCATTTGTATCAGTCATATTATCATATCCTGGGAACAGTTCAAATGCCTGTTCAATACCATTAGAGTCAACTCTGTAAAGTTCATAAAGAACTCTAAAGTCAGCAGAAGAATGTCGATACGCAGAAACGATTACTTTAAGTGAAGTCGCTGGTTGTGCAAGATCTGTTCTCTGTGAGATGTAATATCCGGTGTGTGGATCTTCAGTCAGAGAATTAACTCTACCATCATTAGCATAATCCGAGACGGGATTGTTCAATCTATTTCTACCAAAGACAACTTCAGAACCCTGAACGTCTAATACTGGAGATAGATTAGGATCACTAGTCTGCATATTAAGAGCAATAGTGAAAGACTTACTATTAGGGAGCGTAGTTAATCTATTTGTTTCATTTACTCTAGAAGCAACCATTCTTGGTGTAGTCAAGAAGTTATCATTATTCAGAGAGATATTTTCATAACCTTGATCGAGGAAAGATATTTCATTACCACCAACACTAGTACCACTAACTGTTCTGATTTGAGAATCGAGCGTGGTTGTTTCTGCAGGTACAAAAGTATTCAGTAAAGGAGCAATTTCATTAAACTGAATATTGGCAGAAGAGTAAACTTGATTACCACCTAGAGTATTCTCATCAGTAAAGCTGAGTTGAGAATCTCCAGTATTTCTACCTCCACGATCTATTTGAACATGATATGTGTCATAGTCTCTAGCAGCCTTGATAGTAGCATCAGTAGGCATATTATGTTGAGTATTGATTCTGTGGAGTGAGATACCATTCAGTTCATATGGGAAGATCTGAGTATTAATATCATGAGATCTCTTGAGAGAGTTGTCAATACCTCTGGTTCCAATACCCAGAGTTCCTGCACCTCCACTACCAGCAGTAATGCCGTTGTAGTAGATGATTTCGTTATTGACCTTACAATATCCCTTAGAAGTAGAAATACCCTCAAAGGAAGCGAATATTGAGGTATTAGCAACCGAAATCGTGGTATCACTCAAACCAAGTGCTGCATCCAGTGTAGTTGGAATTCTATCTGGGGCAATATCAGCAAGAATAACAATATTGTTATCTGCCTGAAGACCATGATTAGTTTGCTGAACTTCAAGAACTCTACCATCATAAAGAGTAGATATTAGATTGGAAGATCTAATATCAGTGTTTGCATAAGCAACTCCAGTGATGCCATCATTGTATACAACCAAGTCTTGACCAACAGTAAATTCTTCGCCCTGAACATTTGTTAGATAAAGGGTGTCTCTACCACCAATAGTCTTAACAGAAATTGTTGCACCACGTCCTCTAACAACGTCTGCTGTAGTGATACCAAGGACATCACCAACAACATATCCATTTCCTACCTGAGTGATTGCTGGTTCGCCAGTAACAATACCAGCAGCAACAGTTACAATACCAATAGCACCAGAACCACTGCCAGTGATATTATAGAAGTTTACGCCAGTGTAAGTGCCGTTACTATATCCAGTACCAACTTGATTATTGGTAGTGTTTGTAAGTTGTCCGCCAACTTGTTCAATATTACCACTGATAGCAGTAGAATCAGTAGAATCACTGACCTTCTTGCCAATCGTAAGTATACTATTCATATTAGCGGTGGTTGTTGTAATACCAACCTTCAGTTTTCTTGGAAGAGTTTTTACGGGATTATTAATCAGTTTCTGAGATAAATCGCTTCTAGACTCTAAAGATGGGTTATGCAGATAAGCAATTCCAGGTTCTGTACTAAATTCTGCTTTTTTCAAAGAGAACTTAATATCTTCAAACTGACTTGGAGTCCAGATAGTGCCATTTTGAGACTTGAACAAACTACCACCAACATATTGCTTAGTTACAACAACGCTTTCGGCATCTGGTAATGTGGAGAGATTAACAGTCTTCTCACCCATTCTTGCTATCCAGACTTCATATAGATTAGAAGTTGGCGCGAGAAGCACAAAGCAATACTCACGGTCTGGTTCCAGATATATTGGTGATGGGAAGGTAAATGTGGTTGCAACGGAGGCATCTGCGGAGGTCGTGATTTGAGATGGTTCAAGAGTTGCTTGTGCAAAGTCGGCAACTAAAGTACTAGTTGGAATACCCAATTCCATCGTTCTAATCTGACAAGTTACTTTTGCGTTTTCATCTTTGTTAGCAAAGAATACATCAAGACTGGTGAGGAATGCTCCTGTCTCATCGGACGTAAACGACTGTGCTAGAGGGTCAACTCTTACAAATTGAGTAACAATCCTAGTTCTACGGAATGTCTCAACAATACCAGTAGCAATATATGTTGCTTCACCGCTACTAATCAGAAGACTACCTGGAAGTGGTGTTGCGTTAGTAGAACTTGTTGTAACTTTAAATGTCTTTTCTCCTGTGGTAAATCTTACGGCAGGAGGTGGATCAGAAAGTGGGTCTCTAAAGAAGAACGAACCTTGCAGATCTCCGAAAGTATCGGCAACTAATTTGATATCAGAAACAGATGCTTGAGCACCGCTAGTTTCGCCAACAAGGACCATACCTTGAACAGTACGCCCATTAAATTCTCCCAGAACATCTTCCATCAGAGAATTGATATCAATATTCAGAACTGTTGAAGAAGCAGAATAAACATCTGGTAAAGTTACAGATCTATTATATGGATTAAGGCTATAAGTAGTGCTTGGAGTTAAAATAGAACCACTCTTATGGTTAGGAACAGCAATTCTAGCAGAGAATAGTTCATCAGAACCAATGAATCCCTTGACAGTTTCACCTGCTTGGAATACACCAGAAGTCATTGTGATTTCAGTCAGTTTTGGAATGATATCCAGATTGGAACTGCTATCAAAGAAAGAATAGTATCTTGCTAGTGGTCTCAAAGTAACCACACTAAACGCAACATTTCTAGATCTGATATGGGTATCTGGCAGTCTAGATTCCAACGTAGTGCTAAAGGAAACAAATGTACCACCAGCACCTGTTGTACCAACAGTCTGGAATCTGGTTCCGCCATTAATAGTAACGGTTCTTGTCCAAGTATCCTGAGCAGGAGAAAGAGTTACTTGTCCAACATAATCAACCATATTAAATGGGTTGACGTTCTCAACTCTAGAAGCAAGGGGTTGTGTAATCCACTGCTTTTTGGTATACTTAAGAGTAATTAAGTCACCAGTTTTTTGTACTCCTGGATCAACTAAACCAAAGTCTAAATCAAACTGTGGAATGATTTCTGGAGTTTCAGCAGCAATTTCAGGTCTAAACGAAGCATAATCAACAGGAGTTCCAAGTTCATTATCTTTGACGCCAGATTGAGAAGAACTGGACATTCTTTGATTGTCTGTAAAGTCATCAACAAAGAAACCAGACTTGAATCTATCAAGACCATCAGCATCTCTTACCTGGAAAGTTCTAGTATCAAGTTCTAGGAGAGAAAGTGAAGTAAGAGATTCTAAATTTTCAACCCTATCCTCCAGTTTTCCAATATCTCTCATTGTATATCTTCTATTGTCAACCAATGTAATGGTTGCATCGGAAGGATTAAACAAGTATGCAGGCAGTGCAATGGTTGCTAATTCCATCGTATCAGAACCAATATTTGGTGCTGTTGGATTTTCAGAACTGCTACCTTTGATTACTGCTATATTACCTTGAGTAGTAAAGACTACTTTATCAATTCTTGGTAAGTAATAACTTATACCAACAAGAGAACTTTCATTAGGTGCAACCAACAGTGTTGGGTTGACTCCTGCTGTTGCAAAGTTTCTAGCATCATAGTCAAATGGTGACAATGTGCCAGATGTGAAATTAGCAACTCTAGGTCTAAAGTCTAGTGTATCAGATGCTCTAAGAGTACCTGCACTAGGAATATCAGTATTATATCTTTCAGAGGTATAAGAATTTACAGTGTAAACATCACCAGTATCATTAGAAGGAATTTCATAATGATTGAAGATAATTAAAAGTTTTCTGGATGGAACATAATTTATATTATCCTTTCTTTCAATTCTGGAATAATCATAGAACTGCTCTCTCACAGCTTTGTTAAGAGTATAGTTTCTAGTTACATCAAGATAATTTCCAAGACCAATAACTTGAAGTGGAGCAACAATTCCAGACTCTTCAAAAGATACATTCTCTCCAGCAATAAACTTATCTTGACTCAGATAAACAATCTCCACTTTTGTGGAAGAAGATCTAGTAACTACCTGTGCAATAGAATTGCTAGTTTGACCAATAACTTTTTCGCCAAGGATAGATTCTGTATTGAGTGCCAGTCCAGCAGGGAATTCGAGAGAATCTAATGTTGGGGTAGAAGTTCCTAAAGACTCATAAACTGCAACGACATTTACAGCATCGGGAACATTCAGAGAGATTTCTCTATCTTGAATTCTAGTTCCGTAGAAATCTCCTTGAGTTGTTGAAGAAATTGAAGTTGATATACCAGTAGCAGACTTGGTTAATTCTAGTTTTGTACTTCTGGTAAGATTTTTAGATTTATTAGTAATTCCAATTTTCTTTACAGTAACATTAACCGTTACATTGCTAGACTGACCTGCAGTCAATCCTGTAAAAGTTAAAACCTGTCCGTTAGTACTAATAGTTACCTGATCTGAAGACAAAGTTTCAATAGTGCCATCAGTATAATGAATACTATACCTTTCTTGATCAAACGCTTCAAATCTGGCGTTAGCGATATTGGTATCACTTACATTTATCTGAAGACCTCCTACAGAATCTGTAGTTCGTTGTCTAAGTTGAACTGAAACTAAAAGATTAGAATCTGCAAGTTCTACAGAAGAAACGCTAGTTTCTTCAAGAGGGGCGTACAATCCGCCACGGTCTCTAACAAAAGGTCTGCCTACAGTGAAAGGAACGACAGCATCGGCACCTGGAAAATTACCATCACAGACATTTGCTATATCTTCAACCTCAGAAAGTTGAACTGTTAGTAAATCTGCACTAATAGTAGAAACTCTATTAAAAGTTTCAACAGGTCTGCCTGTAAGTTGATATATGACTATATCACCAACTTTTAAACTATTAAAGAATTTACCAGGACATTTCATTACACCGGCATTGGTGATTTCAACTTGATCAGCAATACCAAAACCAGTTGGGTGTACCTTATCGAGAATCAGATCGGCAATAAAATCTTGTTTTAGTTCTCCAGTAATAGCAGTACAGTCCTGATATACTGATTTAACATCATTAATAGTATGGTTAACAACATCTTTAATAGAACGGGAAAGTTCTGGATTTTCATTAAAAATAAGTTGTTCACCAGCAATGAAAGTTCCAGAAGTCTGTCTTAAAACAAGATTGATACCACCACCTGGAGCAGTTTGAACATAACCAGTAGCACCACTGCTTACGCCTCTAACATAAGAACTAACTGGAACATCAGCAGTAAATGTAATTTCATTTAAAGTAATGGAGGTATATGTTTGAATATCAAACAAATACAGATCCCAAGAAGTGGATAAATTTGTTTGAGCACTATCAGTAAGACTAAAGTTATAAACTCTTGCTATACCAATTTCAGTACCAGTAGCACCGTTTGTAGAAGTTCCTCTTCTCTGATTTTGAAGTCTTACAGTGTTGCTATTATTGTTTATACCTAAAAATGGAGTTCCTTGAACATTATTAACACGCATTAGCGTGCCCATTTCAAATGGAACAAGAGAGTTTGTAATCGACTTTGTATCTCTTGGTTTCTCAACATCAACGATAGTGGTAGAAATATTTTCTACATCAAATCCCTTGACGTATGCCTTGCCTGGAGAGACAGACACACCCATCAAGTCTTCACTAGGAGTATTTCCTTGATCTGTTTCTTGCCCAGAAAAATATACGCCCTCATTACCAAGTCTATCATTTAAGGATTCTCTGACCTCAATATCGAAAGCATTGAGAGAATAGTTACCAGACTCATCATAAGTTCTTTCTGCAAGATAATCTCTAATCAGATTGTATGTTGACCCATCTTGAAGTTTCTTGATTTCACCATTATCAACTCTCATCAATTCGACGAAAGTCTTATCATCATTATCACTTAAGAGTTTTTTAGACAGACTAAGAGTAATTCTAAATCTATCCGCTCCTGGAGCAGCATAGTTTGAAAATCCTTTAGCATTATCATAAAGAGAAGAATCATCCTTAGCAGTGACAATATCTTCAAGAATGGTCAAACCAACTCTATAAGATGGAGTATTTGTATATGGATCTAAAATAATCGTATCAGAACCAACATCTACAAATGTTCCTCTGATAAAATATACCCCAGGTTCAATACTAAAAGCACTACCTACACCTGTGGCATCTTCGCTAATAAGAGATGCTACAGTTTCACCAGCGTTGATGGAGGTATTACCATAAGTAAAAGAATCTTCAGTTATGAGAACTTCACCATCTTCAAATGGTTTAATTTCATTATTATCCCCAGACTGAATATACTTAACAAAGAGTGTTGGATTAGTAATCCCCCCAGATTCTGATGTATTCTCAAACTTATCAACTTTAGCAACAATACCAGAATTTTGTCCCTTTACTCTTAAACCTACAAGGTTATTAGCATATACGGAAATATCAATGCCAAGATGATCTGCATTTAACTTAACTGCCGAATATTGCGAATCATAAGTGATATTTCCAGGGATCACCATTGATCCCTCTTTGAACATATGACTACCGAACGATTCTATCTGGTTCTGTAGTATAGACTGTAGAGTCGTTAGTTCTCTTGCTTGAACTGGAAATCCTGGTTTGAAAAGAACTTTATAGAAGTTCTTATCCTTATCGAAATCGTCAAAATAAGGATTAATATTTAAATTTGTTTTCTGTGGCATTGTTTAGAATTCCAGGATGATTTTAACGTCTTCTTTTTGTCTAGAATTTCTGGAGATTGCTGGACGGTTGTCGATATAGACAATATCTCCTGACTTTTTATTTATCTCAGGATTGCCGATGCCGTTTGTTATTTGAACACCGAAGGAGATTATTTTTGATCCAGTTGGGTTTGTAGAAACACCAGTAAATCCGGTATCAATAGAACCTGAGAAATTTCCAGATGATGTAACTGCATTTGCATTTGAAGCAAATTCATACAATTGACCATTGGTTGAAACTCCAACATAGTCAGTATTATCAAAAGTTGTCTGATTTAAGAAAGCATTCCTGTCTTGGAAATACTTAAGAACCTTAGTTTCAGAATCATATGAAGCAACATATCCAACTGCTTTTCCAGCATCTACAGTTTGAGTAATTTTGTCTCCAACAGCAACAGTGCCGCTAGTGGTTGTAAACTTCAGAGCACCCAAAGAAGAATATTGATTTTCGGCAAATACTGTAGTAGAACCGAAGGAAGTTGGATTCTTTACGATACCAATCTGGGCAAAAGTTGCATCGGTTGGGAAATCGTTGTTAGAATCATCAAATCTTGCATAAACAAGAACTTTATCAGCACCAAGTTCTTTGTAAATATCATACCCATGACCCTTTGAAGGTGGGATGATAGGAATAAGGTTTGCTTTGGTTGTAGAACTACCATTGATTGAACCAAGATCAACAATACCGTAAGAATAATCCTTACCACCAGCAGAAATAACAGTATCAGTAATTCTACCGTTTACGTCTACCTCAACGATAGCTTTAGCACCTGTACCATCACCTAAAATATTACATTCATGAGAACCTTGAGAATATCCCAATCCTTGATTCTGAATGTAAATCGTTTTTATTTGATTTTCATTAACACTAGAATCTCCATTATCTCTAACGGCAACTACCTGAGCGTCAGTTGATGTTGCCCAGTCAGATGGTAATGAAACATACTCAGTTGAGTCAAACTTGATTATATCGCTAGGAGAAACCGTAAACAGATACTTCCAAACATATCCATCACCACTAACACCTGCCTTTGATGGTTCTAAGTCAGTAAATGTTGGTTCGTCAAGGGAAGCATTTCCTGTTGTATTGATTCCAGAAGAACCATTCTCAATACAAATATAAACCTTAAATTCACTATTCATCACATAGTAATTTGCATCGTAAAGACGCGCAGATTTTGTAGTAGGAGTTAAATTCTCCAAACTATAATCTTGACGATACATCTCATATTTTGTTCCTCTAGTCCAATCAACTCTTCTTACAAGTCGTCTAATATTGGCAGAAGAAACCTTCTTACCAAAAGACATATTATCACCGATAAAACTCATATAATCAAAGTTGTCAGTGGGAGCTGGAGTATCCGTATCCCAATCTGTTGTTCTACCATATCCAACTACTGAAGGATTGGATAGACCAACAAAAACATAGTAAGAGTTTGAAGTACTAGTGACGGAATCTACAAAGTTTCCCGCGTTTAATATTCTAAACTGATCTGTTACAATTGCAGCCATCGTGCTAGCGTTTTTCTATATTTATAACTTATCCCAGGTCCTTTCTGAGTGAACCATTCTCTCTTAATCCAAATCCACGTCTCTGAATTGTTGGGAATGTTGACAATCCAGAATCAACCGTGAGACCTGTAACACCGATAGAAATTGGAGAACTTGCTCTGGAGAATCCAGAAAGTCTACCCCAAGACAACTCACCGCGTGGATCAGTGACGCTTCCTGTAGTTCCTAAACCAACATGGTCGGTTGTAGAAAGAATATTGCATGTAGCAATTCCAGTATTTCCACTTGGCATATGAACAGCAGCAACAATGTAAATATTATTAAGGAAGTTTGTTCCAATTCCTACCGTTTCTGTATCAGAACCATCAATAGAAATGATGCCATCGCCGGGGAGACCAACACCAGTATTCTTAACCACGATTGGGAATCCTACTGCAAGATCAGCAGAGTTAGCCGTGGTAAAACTGAACTCAAGTCCTAATGGAGTTCCAATACCTTCAACCGTTGAAATTCCAGTAATAGTTGCAGCATAACCAATTACAGTGGTAATCTCGCTCAAGTTCTCATAAGAAATTGCCGGTGCCGAAACCAGAACTTGTGGAGGAGCAGAAGTTGTATAACCTAAACCTGCATTTGTTAATGTTACTGCAGAAATAGTGCCATTTGTAATAGTTGCCGTTGCAGTAGCAGTAGTACCAACACCAACTCCAACTTCTTTAGGAGAAGCAATCTTAATAGTTGCAGAACCCGAATAACCAGATCCACCTGCAGTAATATCTAAGGAACTAATAGTTCCTGCAACAGAAACTACAGCAGTTACAGCAGCAGAAACTGGTTCAGTTGAGGTGTTCACTAGTATTGCGTCAAAATCATCAATCACAATAGCAGATTCATTTTCTTCATAATTAAAGAACTGTGCGTCATCAACAAAGATTTCAGTTGCACTATTCGTAATATTACCAATAACTTTTGCAGTTGGATAAACCAGAGCTTCAATAGAATCTCTATCTTTTGACGTAAATTCGCCACCAATAATCTTATCAACTTTCTGCTTAGTCCAACTAATTGGTTTGTAGTTGACTTCATCAATACCAAATCCAGTATAAATGTTAGTCTCTACTTTGTCGGAAGAATTTAGGTTATAAACCGTTCTAGCATCCTGTTCAACACTCTGCTCAATCTTCTTCAGTTTAATCAAATCTCCAACTTTGATGCTAGGATCAGTATCTACAAATACACTATCTGTTCCTCTTGTACCTCTGTAGAAGAAGATGTCAATATTATCATTAGATGATGGTGCAGTTGTAAATACGATTGATGTGCCACCAACAAAGTTGTAGTGAACATTAGGTTCCTGAACAACACCATTTACATAAACAAGGAGAACTGCTTCAAGATCTATTTCAGCAGAATCTGGATTATCCAAATTGACTTCAAAACTTACTAACTCACCTTTATAGATGAGTGGGAATCTTGTGCGACTACCATCAACCAGACTATTAACTGAGTCAATATAGTCAAGTTCACCAAATTGCCAGGCAGCAAATTTATCATTAAAGATTTCCAGAACTTCAAATTCTGGTTCACTGACCATAGAAGTTAGATATCTATCAGTTACAAGACCAACCACCTTGAATTTATCGCCCTTTTGGAAACCATAACCATTTCTAGTAATCTTGAAGTTCTTGACTTCAAAGAGTGTGGATCCAATACCAACAGCAGTGATTGCAGCACCAACTTCAACATTCAGAAGGAGACCATTACCAGTATCAGTTGTAGCACCAATACCAAGACGAGAAACACCTGTGATAGGCAGATTTTCGTAAGATGGTGAAGGAATATTGATTTGTGGGTTGGCACTATAACCAGAACCACCATCACTTACAGTAAAGGATAGTGTTCCACCAGCACCAACAGTAGCAGTGATAGTTGCTGCGTTTCCAGAGTGGTTTGGATCTGTAACACCAATGGAAACTGTTCCACGATATCCAGAACCAACAATGTCAGTTGTTCCAATTCCAACTCCAGTAATAACACCACCAGCAACTACAGCAGTTACAGCGGCACCAACCAGAGGAGCAATACCAAGACCCTGAGTAGAACCAAGGGAAACAATCATACCACCTCTTGGTAGTTGATTCTTGTTCACATCTTCTTCAGAGATAACCAAATCGCCACTATCATCTACAACTCCACTGAATACAACACTAGAAATTCCAGCACTTTCAGTAAACGAATAATTTCCACCAGTGTTATTATCAGTTGTTGGTGTCTGGAAGATATTATTAATAAACAGAACACCACTACCAGTTTCAATACCAGTTGTATTAATACCACCAACAGTCAATCTATAAGTAGCACCAATACCAGTAAACTGCTGAGTAATACTATCATAGATTTGGTTGGTGCTGTAATCATCTCTCAAATATACTCTACCATTGAAAGTAGACTTGAAGTATGGGATATTGCTATTATCAACCAATTCCTGAGTATTACCTCTAGGTGCTTCAGTAAAGTGAATCTTACTTCTAGTCATATTGTAAGAACCTCTGAATACTCTGACAGAAGCACCATCATCATGTGTCGATGCTGAGGTTCCTACATAACCCCTTTCAAGTTTAACAAGATTTACAGAACCAACTCCAATGATAGGTCCAGCAGTAGTTGTTCCAAGACCAACAGCATCAACTTTAGCAAACTCATTATCAATTTTTAGAACATCGCCTGGAAGAATGGAAGAAATGCCAGATAAACCAATATAAGTATCTGCTATGGAAACATTTGCTTCATTATCAATCGTATGATTGACGGGACTAAATGCCAGAGGTGATCTGGTGATACCATCAATCGTAATTAAAGACTTCTCTAACTTCTTCTCCATTTCAAAGGTATGACCATTTCCATCACCATCACCTTCAAATGTAATAGCAGAACCACCAGCAGTTAGAGAAACTCTAAACTGGTCATTGTTTACCTTGATAGCAAATACTTCGCGAGGAAGTGGATCGCCACCAGTCATAACCATAGAACCAAAACCACTATTAATAAATGTGGATCTTGGAGTATAGATTAGTTTTTCTTGATTGCTGAAGAAGTGATCTGAGATTGAGAATGTACCAGTGGCGAGGTCTACAGCAGTAGAGTCTGCTGGATTAAACTGCTTCTCAAAGATAGGAATACCGTTATGCTTAACATCAAAGTCAAAGATGTTAGTTCTGTCTCCATTTACAGCATCAAATTGCGATGTCTTCAGTTGCTCATTTATCGATCCATAGGTCAATACTGCAGGTACGTTGTTAAGATCTTTTTCGGTTTGTATTAGTTCACTATACAATTGAACTGTGATTTCTTCATTAATATTTGCATCTGGATAGAATATAAGATTAAATTCAGTACCATCAATGTCTGCACCAAATGTTCCAATACCAATAACATCATTATTGGAAAGGAATGGATACTGCATCGCGAAAGCATCCGTTTGATCATGATTGTACAATACTTGATGCAAAGCAGAAGTATTTCCGTAAGAAACTTTAGCAGTAGATTTTACAGTAGTTACATCAGAAAGATCATAAGTTCTAATTGTAGAAATTCCAGTATTTGGGATTTTGGAGAAAGATGATTCCAATCTACCCTCTCTTACAGAATCATCTGGTTGACCAGATGCTTTGAAGGTATGAGTACCAATACCGGTAGCAGTAGTTCCAAATCCAACAATTCTAGAGCGAACTAAAACAGGATTAGATTCTGTATTCTCAAAATCTAACTTCAGAATACCAGAATCAATATTGCTAGTGAATGTTCCAATAAATTTATCGGAAGAACCAGTCTTAGGACTGTTATCAAAGAAGAAGTCAGACTTAAATGTATCTGTTCCATTATGATCAATGAACATATCAACAACCGTCTTATCCTTTGTGATCGTATCCGTAAGTTCAACGGTAGCAAAGATAGACTCCACTGCACCAACAGGGCTTGCATAAACAGTGCTTGTTGATGCCGTAGAAACAGAAACATTACCACCAATCAGATTTACAAAACCGACAGATTGTGTACCAATACCGGCAAGAGTTGTATTGAAGTTATTCTTGATAAACTTAACATCCAAATCTTTATTATATGGATCTGCTGGAGTAAGTCTGAGAGAAGAAGAACCAAAACTATCAGTTATTGCTTGAATACTTGCAAGATCATCATCTGTACTATGAGAACTTGCTCTTTCAACAGTAATTAAGTCATCATTTGGAGAATTGATAATGATAACTTCAGTTGCTTGAACTTCTGTACCATCGGGTTTGATTATCTGAAGGAAATATCTACTAAGTCCATCATTGGGGTTAAAGATATCAATATCCTTATATAAAGTGCTGTTTGCATTTTCTTGATTGGAGAACAGATTATTAAAGTTATCAATCGTAAGAACTCTGTTAGTTCTACACTCAATATAATCTGAAAGTCTCTTATTTCGGAATTTGATAAATTTAGATTTTTCGTTTGAAGTATCTACATCAATACCAAAGTCAAAGAAGTTGATAGTATCAACTCTCATAACTTCACCAGAATCGTTTACATTAATAATATCGAGGAGAGCATCACTAGAACTAGATGCTGTTTGAGCGGTAGAAACTTTAGCGGTTGAAGTAATACCAGTATCTGCAAAGTTCTTCAGACCAGAAGAGTGAATAACTCTATTAACAGGATTTACCCAATCTTCAAACTCAATAGGACTCTTGATACTGTAAGAAAGATTTTGATAGTAATCATTATCTGGGGTGACCTGATAGTCTTCATTGAGTTTGCCAATATCATCAGACCAACCGTTCTCTGTAGTCAAAGAATAATCAATCTTAAAAACACCCTCATTTTCTGTAATAGTATTGACAGTTGCTACTGTTCCAGAATTTTGACCAACAATACAATCATTAGCAACAAGATCATAAGATCCATAAACTTTGATTGAGTCATTAAGATTTTCAGTGACAATCAAATCAATTTCTGTATAATCGCCACCAGATTTAATGAGTAGAGGTTCTCCAATAATAAAATCTAATGGTGTTTGAATTACATTGAATATTGGATAGTTTTTCTTATTAACAAGTAAACCAAATGTGCTTGAAGCATCAGTTACAGCGATTCCAGCATTAGTTGTATCAAGATCAAACTCAACCTCAGCAGGGTTAGTATTTCTATATGCAGTAACTCTAAAGAAATTATATTTGTAATCTGCAGAGTTAAATCCAGTTCCTTCAGAAGATGCTAGACCAATATTTTCAGAGAACACAAAATCTCCAGGAGAAAATGGTGCGCTAGTAAATCCTGTAGTAATTGGTGTGTTAAGAACACATGTCACAATACCAGAAGCAGAACTGAATACACTACTAATACCAACGCCATTACTATTATTAACTGAATATACTTTAGATACAGTATCAGAAACTCCTTTTGGAGATTCCAATATATTCACACTAATAATTGAAGAACCCTGCATTTTGGCAATAAGATTACCATTTGTATACACAGAACCTGTATTTGGATCAACAAGAACAAGATCTGGAGCAGAAGTATAATTTCTGCCACCATCTGTAACTTCAATATCACTAATAGTGTTCCTATTAATAATATTGACATTTGGAGAGATATAAACTTCTGGATTTAGAGTTTTATCTGCCGAAAAATCAAATCCAGTATCTTTGATTGTGACCTGATTAATTCTACCGATAGTATTGGAAGTTGGAATAATATCTGCATTAATTCCTGCAGTAGAAGCAATACTTACAAACTTAGGAAGTTTTTTATAGTTTGCTCCACCAAAAGTAATTGCAAGATCTGCAACACCACCCACTGCTCTTTCAGATGAAGTTTCATACTTCAGAGTGCTTGTGTTATTTTGAGTATATTCAAGAGTTTCTGGATTATCTTTTAAGGAAACAGTAAAAACTGTTCCGCCGGCACCAGTAATAGAATATTGTCCTGTATATGCGCTATCAGAAAAAGATATTTCAGAGTAATTAGTTACTTCAGTATCGGCAGTACTAATGTAATTACCTTTGTCTATCTGATAGTAAATCTTAGAAGGAAGACTCTTCTCATAGTTTAAAGTAAAGGTTGCAGTTGATGTTACACCAACAGTTCCTAAACCAACGGTGCTGAATGTAGTTGAGCTTCCAACAGAAACAAGTGGGTTCTTGAATTCTTTATCATAGTATAAGTTAAAGTTATATCCACTTAATGAAGTATCAGAAGTATTAAATACAAGATTATTATTTCTAATAACATCAAGATTAGGATTGATTAAAGATAGTTCTTGAGCAGCACCACCAGTAGAACCAAGACTTACAACAGTTGGAGGAAAAGAAACTGCATCATACTTCGTATTCGTAAGATTAAAATTATCATCATCAAGTCTATAAACAAAATATGAACCTTCAGAAAGACCAGTTATATTCAGATCAGATTCATAGAAGACTTTATCGCCAGTTTTAAATCCATGATTCGTGATCGTAATAGTATCTGTAGTAGTAGAAACTGACTCAGAAGTAAATCCAATAGGATTGATCAGTAATTTGTCATGAGTAGAGTTATACTTAAGATATACCGATACAGAAGTTCCAATACCTACTGATTGGTTAGGATTGACTGTTAGATCAACAATATCTCCATTATTAAGACCGTGTGCAGTAGAGACGGCAACTCTTGCCTTAATACGTTCTGCTCTAGCAGTTACTTGAGTTTTGTTTGAAGTCAAAGAATATCTAAAATCAGAACTATCACCATTAGTTGGAGCTGATCTGAAATAGAGACCATTGGTATTTGTAGTAAGACCAACTTGTGTGCAGAGACCGATTATGTTCTCACCCTTGTTAATTACAAATAAGGTTTGACTATCTCCAGATGCTGGTATATTGAATGTAGCACTACCAGTTGCCAAATCAGACACTGTAATATTATTCGCACCAGTCAATCTTTCAAATGTAACTTCCTGACCAGTGATGAATGGATGATCTGGAATGTATATTCCCTGAATAGGAACAGAGACATCATAATCTCGGGAACCAATAAAATATTTCTTGAGTAACGACAATCCTGTAGTTGTTCCAATACCAACAGACTGTTGAGGATTGAAGAATACCTTATCGTTTATAGAAGATTCAAAGTATGGTACACTTACTGGAAGCGTAAAAGATCTGGGAGATACAAACACTTCACTTGTTGCAGTCTGTGCGGTGCCTGCTGTGCCTCTGATTACCCTTAAAACCTTATTGTTAGGGAATGTACCTAATACTGAAAGAACCTCTGTACCGATGCGCAGAGTGCTTCCTACAGAGATTGAATCAACAATTCGATTAACGAAAATATCGGTTACAAAACCAACAGTGGAGTTTGCTGGTGCTTCAATAGAAAGACGAGTTCTCTCAGAAGTTACACCAATTATGTGAGATTTAATCAGTCCAGAAACAAATGTAGACAGACCAGATATCTCAACTTGTTCATTATCAAGATATTCATGTGATGGGTCTACAGTAACAGATACATTGTTATCGTTCCAAACTAAAATGGTATTATCATAAGATAAAGTAGTTGTTACAACATCAACGATAGATTTACCAGTAACTTTACTTACATAAGCACTCAGACCACCACCATTAGTTTCATCATTATCAAAAGAAACTAATTCACCAACTCTATAATCAGAACCAGCAACATTAATATTAAATCCATCAACAGAACCTTGTGTGATAGAATCAATAACTGCAGATTGTGCAATTACCTCATTAGGTTCTGATGTAAAGTCATTATTAGCATACTTATCGCCTGCAACATATGGCAGAGTATTTCTTCTGAGACTAGAAGAATTGAAATCGAATGTTTGATCAACATCTTGTCTGCAAGGGATAGAAGTGTAAGTATTACCTACAAAGAATGGGAACTTACTATTCTTACCATCTGAAGTGATGGCAGCATGATAGGCATAGACACCATTTGGAAACTCTGGAGTCTTAGAGTATCTACCATTATGCTCATCCAAATCACCAGAAGCGGTGAACTTATAGTCTTCAACAAAGAAACCATCAGCAAATCCAGATGGTCTATCAATAACATCGGAAGATAATAACTCATACCCACTATCAAGAATCTTAATATCAGAGTCTATATCTGAGGGGTCAGTGTAAGAATAACCACCATATATGGGGTTTCCATCATATGCCCATCCAATGATTGGGGAATGTGATTGACCATCGTCGTCAAAATTATTAAGACCAATGGCAGTTGAATAACCAACCATACCATATTGGAGTTTGTCGCCAGATTCAAGTAAAATCTCATCACCAAATCTATCATGACCATTGAGTGTAAGATCTCTGACTTCTAATCCAAGAACAGCGCGAGCACCTGCAGAAGTAACAGCGATAGTAGTATTGTTCTGAGTATATCCAACACCTCCATTCAATACAACAGTATTAATTATTTTCCCATTACTTACGATCGCTCTCACCTTAGCACCAACACCATCTCCCCTAACTTCTATATCTGGAGCAGATGAATACTCACTACCACCACTAGTTACTTGAACGGAACTTACGCTACCTTCAGATATAATTGGTTTTAGTTCAGCATTCTTACCAGTCTTAACAAGAATATCTGGTTTCTTGTGGAAGTTTAGAATAGTAGAACCATATCCCGTTCCAGTTTCATACAGATAAAGGTCAACAATCTCACCTCTAATAGAAGGAGTTGCTGTGATAACTCCAGATACACCATCAAACTCAGCATTTACGGTTATTGTAATTGGAGGATATGCAAAGTTTTGGAAAGTACCACTAGAGCTGTTGAACGCATGGAGACTTACATAATTCTTTTTGATGTAGTTTGTGGTGATTGTTCCACCAACACCAGCGTTAGCAAGTTTGAAAGTATCGTCATCAAGTTTAATAACCTGATATTGGACTGCAGGATTCAATACGGAGTCGCCATCACTAGAATAGACAATCTTATCACCATCAGAGAATCCGTGGTTCTTAAATGTAATAGTATCTTCTACAGTGGAGATATTTACAGGTTTAACCTTCAGTAATCTGTTTTCATATCCACTACCAGAGTCAATCACTTTAATGGAACTTAACGTTTTCTTTCCATCAAACAACCTAAACTTATGAAGACCACTAGATGATGTAGTAAATCCTACAGTATTGATTCCAGCGTTAAAGTCATCCTGGGAATCAAAGATTTTAATGCTAGTGCTATTGACAACTTCAGCATAATAGACTGAACCGCTTGAAAGTGCCCTATCTTGGTGTGCATTAGAACCACCAAAAGTTCCTATACCAAGAGCAGGATTTCCATTTCTACTATAAACAACACGATCACCATTTCTAAGATTATGTTGTGTAGTAAAAGTAATAGTCTCGCTATTGATGTTAAGACCACCACCTACTACATCTAAACGAGCATCAAACTCAATTTCACGATATCTTGTCTCTACAATTGGTTCTAAAACAGCACCAGAACCATTACCACCAGTAATAGTGATAGAAGTAACATCAAGCAGGTCAAAATCTTGTGGATCAACCTGAACATTATTTACTTGACCTTTAACAACAGGTCTTACTAAAGCAGTTGTAAATCCACTAGCGGCAGCAGTAATCTCAATAGTTGGTGGATTGATTACATCATATCCAGTACCACCATTGAACAAATTCGCTTTCTTAATAGGACCATAGTAAATCTTATCTGGTGTTTTATAGTTAATGATTTCAACACCATTAACTAACATCCCAGTAGATCCTGGAATAGTAGGAGTTGCATTCCCATCAGCAATATTTCTTACAAGTGGGAACTTTTTCAGAGACTGTGAAGGATAAATCTTTTCACTCTTCTGACTCTCAATGGTAAATTTGTGAGTGCCGTCGTTATCGGGAGCAGTGAACTGTAAATTAGTGCCACTTCCAACTAATGACCTAGAAGCGTATAGTTTAATCTGATTGGGGATACCGAGAACTTCCACATAATAAGTGCCCTCAGAGACGCCTACAAGGGTGTCTGCGCCTGCTTTATAGGAGACTTCATCACCAGTTATGAAAGGAACATCACTACTAAAAGAAATAATATTATATTTTAAAGTAGAATTATCAAAGTCTTGAAGAGAACTTCCGCTAGCATTTGCCAGAGTAGAACTTAAAGTGTCTTCAACAATATCATAGGATGGTAAAGAGTTAGATGCAACATAGGCAAAATCGTCATCAACATACAAGTTCTGAACATCAGTGGTAATGTTATCATCGCCATAGAACAGAGCAGCACCGCTACTGGTAGCGGTATTCAGTTTTCTTCGGATTGTATAGTTGATAGCAGGATCTTCAGTAAATCCGGCAAGATTATCAAGTGTAATTTGCTTATTGGTAACATCAACAATAGAAACAGTTGCATTGCTATGCTCTACAGTTTCTGTGCTACCATTGAGAATATCTACAGTATCTCCAATCTTTAGACTAGATTTATCAATATTGCTCTTCAACTGGAATGTAGCACCAGAGACGCTTTTTACTTCAAATCTACAACTTGTGTTATAAATCCAACTATTTGCAAATATTTGCTCATCAGTCTTATTAAGTTCGGGATTTTTTATTTTCTTACCAATATTCTTAACGTAGATTTTCTGACCTTCACTAGAAAGCAGAACATCTCCAATTTGATTGAATTCTGAAAGAACTCCTCCAATACGGATCTTAACTGGTTTTGTGGTATCACCATTTTCATATCCAATATAATACTCATCAGTTCTTAGTTCAGTAGCAGTTGGGATAGCAGTTCCAATACCAGTACATCCAAGAAACTGATTTACAGTCTTATCAGTATATTCAATAGTATTTCTTCCAGAAATAACCGTGCCAGTTTGTCCAAAACCAATCGTAGAGTCTACGGTAATAACAGATGCACCAACACTAACTGGATTAATGACCTTTGTAGATGCCTGAACATCAAAAGTTCCTTCAATAAGATCTCTATCATCAAATCCAACAAATAATTTAAGTTTGTAGTAGGTGCTAATACCAGAACGAGTGAAGATTTCTACTTCAGATACTGCAGCATTAGTAGCACTATCACTAGATTTTGTAATAGTTTGACCAATTAACTTATTTGGATCTCCAGAAATCCTTTCAACAACAACTTCTTCTCTTCTTGTATAGGTTGCTGTAGATGGTTTGATTAAGTAATCTTCTAAATCAATTACCTTTGGATCAACACCATATAGAACTTTGAATAAAATTTTGAAAGAATCTTCTGTTCCTTTTGCTTCGTAGAGACTTCTTATCTCTTTGATAAAGTTATTAACGTCTAAATTATCTACAAAATCAACATCTTCTAGACCAGGAGCAAAAGAATATTTTAATTTCTTGTAGAATTCTTTTAAGAAGAGAGAACTAAGGTTTTGAACTACAGTACCAGCACCATGAGATGCCTGATTGGTATCTTCAAAAACTAGTTCTTCTGGATTTAGGGAAGAACGATAAGAGGTAATACCACTAAAACCTCTAATACATCCCGTAAAAGAGTTGGTGGTAATGCCAGTATATGTTATAATTTCATCATTAATCTTGAAGAGACCGTACTCATTAGGGAAACCCTTGGTAGATTCTACTTCAACAGTATCAGCAGTAGCAGAAATACCAGCAGACAAACTAGTATATCCACTTACAACTTCTGGTGTAAGGTTGTCAAGTTTCAGATATTGGTCTAAATTCTCAACAAGATCTGTTGGACCACTCTGATATTCCTGCGAAACGTAGTATTGTTTGAAGAAGTCAATAGATTTGGGACTTTCAGCTCTCAGAAATTCTGGAAGTTGATTAGCAATGACCTGCTGAATCTTGACCCTTCTTTCAAACCCGGTTTGTATCATTCTATCCTCTCGTTAGCTCTCCGTTTAGATAACTTGAAGTAACTTTATAACCGACGCCAGAAATCTGTTCGCCAGATGTAATAGTATCTTTAACCATATTTATCTCACTATCTGCAACTGAGAATGAGAGATAAAGGTCCTTCAGACCAATAACATCATTGGATTCTGGTACTGCTTGAATCTCAATAATGTCGTTTTCCTTCTCTGTTGAAGAGAATGTGATAGTATTCAGAATTATTTCACCTTTTATATAATCTACAGTGCCAGCAGACTTGATTACAACCTCATATTCACCATTATCATTAACATCCTTAACTACAGCGATAACACCCTTACCATTAGTTCCTGGAGTGTCTGTAAAGTAGAACGTTCCATTCCTTCCAGACAGTCCAAAACCAGTACTCTTGATATTAAATCCATCTTTGTTCATATGGAACTGGTTTCCATAGCAAAGTTCATATTGTGCTGCCTGATTAACTAAAGTCTTCAAGTTACGTCTAATTCTGACTTTTGTGATATTAGATGTGATTGAAGTATCGGCACCATCGATGGTTTGACACAATTTACTATATTTGAAACGACCTCCAAACTGATTAATGTTTGCAGTAGCAAAAGAATTCAATACAGAGGACACTTGTGTCTTCAAATCATTAACATTGGATACTTTTGCATTATTGTAATAAACTGAAGACTCAATTTCAACAAAAAGTACCTTCAGATCAATAATTTGCTGATTTATGCCAGACAGAGAGTAATTTTTCAGTTTTGAGGCAATATTTTGCTTGTCAAAGTCGGAAACATAGTCACCATTTTTTGGTTTTATGCTAATAATGACGTTTCCAAACTGTGGTGGGTCTAATTCTTCACCACCAACGACTGCAACCGACTCTGTATTGGGGTAAATTGACTGAATTATCGCTTCATAGTCCCTAGCAGTGACTGCACGGTACTGAGAAGAGTAAATTCTTGGTGCAAAGTACTTAATTGAGTCAATACTTTCAATTGCACCACCATTTTGCGCCTTACTTACCGTTGTGAGAGTGACATTATTGCTTGGGACAATGACATTATCAAGATTATCAGTTATTCTGCCAGAATATGAGAAATTTGTTGCTCCGTTTCCATCAATTCCGTCAGTGACGATGTAAGTAACAGTGATAACAGCGCCATTTTCCAGTTTTTTGCCAAAATATCCATCTCCAAAGAGAAGTTCATACTTCTCATCCTGAACTTCTTGTAAAAGATAGATTTCAGAGTCTTTATTTAAGTTTAAAATGTTGTCAGCAAGTTCATATTCCCTACCTTTACCATCATCAGATGAACCTTTTACATAAACAACGATTGTAGAAGTATCAATATAAGGATTTTGTAAAATAAAGCGTTGATCTAAAGAACCATCAACAGTAAATTGCTTCTTCAGGAAGGTTCCTTGGCAAACTATGACATCTTCAAACTTTCCTACACCAGAATTAATGGTTGTTGTAATATCTTCTGGAGTTGAAAAAACATATTGACTATCATTGACGCTCCCTACACACACCAGACCCGCTTTTAAGGTCATTGTAGGGGATGTGCTGGTAGTTGGTATCTCCAATGATACCTGCGCCTTAGCAGCGCTTCTAGAGCGTGGTACATAACCAATGTTTCTTGCCAAAGAAACGACATTTTCTCTTAAAGTTGCCGAATCCAAGAAGGATTCATTAACAACCATATTAGAGTTGTAGGCAGTAATATATGTGTTATATGCTAGCGTGTCAATTAAAATAGAAAAATTAGATCCTTCAAAGTCAAAATCCGTAAATGTAGAGTTAGCACGGAGATAGTCTTTGATTGAGGACCTAATTTGGTCAAAATCTAGATTTGTAAATTTAGTAAAAGGCATATTATTACCTTGTTGCCTCTAGCAGGAATGTAAATTCTTGTGTGGGAAAGTCTTGACCAACAATATCATAAAAGACAGTAACAGCAAATGTGTTATTGTCTGGTTGAGGATCTACTTCAACACTAACATTATCAACTCTAGGCTCAAAGTTATTGACAGTTGTTATGATTTGCTCTTCAATAACACTTGCAGTAGCAAAATCAACAAAATCAAAAAGACTTGCCCGTACATCAGACCCTAAAAGAGGTTGAAAAAACCTTTCTGTAGGAATCGTCTCTACTAAATTCTGAACTGAACGTGTGATTGCTCTAGCATTCTTCAGAATAGGCAAGTCTTTGGTCACAGGATGTGGTTCAAAAGACAGACTTATGTCTCTAAATGCTCTTGACTCCCGTGAAATTGCCATTGGTCAGTAGTTTTCTTGACTTTATTTATGGGGGCAGGGTCTCCATAAACCTCTTGAATCACTCTTTCTTCTGGATCTGTTGTTTTTTTAGGTTCTGACCAATAATCAGTAATCAAACTTGATGTGCCCCACATCTCCTTCATATAATCTTTGTTTCTATCTACAGGTGAAAGTCCCATTGTCCTCTTAATTAGGGTTTAGTAGAACTTTTAAAGGGGTTTCCATCCCTTAGCGTCTATTTATTGTTGCCGTCAAAATGGTGATGATACTGATCATCAACGTCTGCTACAATCTCTTCCTCACGCTCTTTAGCAGTCTTCCAGTGGTATTCGTCTTCACGACCCATACCAAGACGGTCAAATCCGTTTTCTACCTGATAATATTGAGTAGATACCTTAAAGTCAGGTATCTTAGGATCAACAGGAGTAAGACTATTGTCAAAAATCCGTAGTCTGTTATTAGGATAGAGTGCATATTGCCCATTCTCCAGTTCAATCAGGTTATGAGACTTATGCTCTGCAGGGTTCTCACTGGTCGCCCAGTCAACGTAATCGGGGTCATGATGATAGTTATCGATTGTACACACATACGTGCCCTTCTGAGCGCCATGATCGCGTGTATAACACTCAAAGTCCATTGACCCAATAAACTTCTTATCGACTGATACAACCCCATAATCCATACAATTCCAGAACTGTAGATTCGGAAGGTTCATATCAGGTTCTGGCGTCTTTGGTTCACTTACAAAGGCAGCAATCGGCAACTTATCATACATTGCCGCATACTCTGGTAAGTAAGTCTCAAAGTAAAAAGCACGCCCAGGTATCGACTTAACTGACACCCAGACGCCTTTTACAAACTCGCCATGACCACTTTGATGATCCGTTAGGTATTCTTTACGAACCCATACTTCCTGCGAAGGAAGATTAGCAATCAAACATGCCATAGCATTTTTACAAATCTATACTATGTATTATCGACCTTGACCGCGATACATCTTCTTCTTCCCATTACGAGAGGAAGCAGCATACTTAGTGTGCTGACCACTTCCCTGACGAGTCTTTTTCGGTTTCGCTTCAATAAAAGCACCACCACTTAAACCAACTTTAGATCTAACTGCCATAATAATCTCCTTTTATAATAGTTTTAATATCCGAGGGGCGCGGATGACCTGACTGATAATACTCTATCGCCAAGTCATCCATAATATCAAAATACTCAGATTCCGTCAAGTTCTTATACTTGACTACACCTTTAACTAAAACTGTGTAGGAATCCTTATTCACTTTATTCCCCATCAGATAATACGAGTCTTTTCGTGCCCAACACGAATATTAGGATCACACCAGATCTCATAACCTGCATCAATGGCGTCCAAACAGAACGAGACATCCTCCCCGCACATATCCTGAACTTCACCAGACTCAAAGACTTGCATCTTTGGAGCAAACCAAGGATACTTAATCTTCTCATTCTCAAAGACTCCATGCTTGATCAGCAACCATCCGAAACCAGCATAATCAACTGTGAAAGGCTTCTTACGCTTGGTGATCGTTTCAATAGTCTCATGATTCATGACTCCACCATTGTTCCTGAAGTCATCCTCTTCCATCCAGTGAGCAACAGAGGTCGTTTGCCCGTCTTCGGTGCAATACCAACCACTGGCGATGTCCTGGTCCATCAATACGAGCTGGAGGAACTTCTCCGTGTTGAATACAATATCACTGTCAATCCACAGCTGATAATCATATTTTAATTTTCCATCCCAGGGAATCTGGTCGGGTCCTCGGAGAACATTAGCTCCCAGACACTTACAACGTGCGAAGTTGACCATTGATGAGTAGTCCTGGGAGATCTGAATACTCCCTCCCATCTGCACAATGTCAAAACAAAGTTGCACGAAGTTCTTCAGGTAGGTGTAAGACACCCCACGACCTGGGAGACAAAAAACTACCGACTTCCCACGAATCATCTCCCGTGCTTTCTCATAGTCATACTGAGGAGCACTAGAATCTCCTGTGGGCGGCTTCTTTGCTTTTACTGTAAATCCTTTTGCCATAACTTAGTCAATTTTTAGTGTGAATGCATTCAAAGTAATTATACTAGAATACTACCCGTTAGTCAAGTTCCTGTATCATAATACAGTCACTATCGACTTCCATATTAATCTCTGTGCCCTCATACCACCCAAACTCTGAGATGATCAACTCGGGCACCTTTACAACATATTCGCCTGTTACAGGATCGACCTCTACAGTGCTAAAATTTTTTCCGCGATTTTTTTGCATATGATGTTTTTGTCTTATGGTTTTATATAGAAAGTTTGAGGGTTATAGAGAGCTGGCAAAAGCAAGACTTTATAGCTTAAAGGGACCCATGCCTTTTATATACGGGGGGCGCATAAAAAAACGGGGGGACCTGCCCCCCGGCTACGAACACCTGCCGACTGGTCAGAACAGCGCGAAGGCGTCGGCGTTCTTGACCCAGTTCGCCCACTCACCGTAGGAGAAGGGCTGGCAGAACACATAGGCAGCGAATGCGCGAAGCATCTCCCGGCGACGGGCGCGATACTCATATGCCCAGGGCATCCCAGATTTCCAGTCGATGGCAACGGTGCCACGGATGGGGTTGAGGGTGATGGTCTCGACGGCGGTCGATTGGTCTTGAGTGTTGAGGGTCAGCATGAGGTCGTTTTGTTTGATGTGCTTAGTATAGTCCAAAAAAAGAGCACCCCCCGGATGGGGAGTGCCGGTTGCTCAGGCGAACACGAACTCGCCGGAGAAGGGGAGGTTTTGGAATTTGCTCTCCCCGTTGATCGCACCGACGAACTGGCGAACATACCAGGTGTGCGCTTTTTGGAAGACGCCCTCCCCGGCGATGCAGAACGCATCACACAGGGCATTGAGTCGGGATTTGGTGGTGACGGACTGCCAACCACCATCCATGATGGTCATGTCGTTGTCGGTGACGGTGGCGATCAGATTGCCGTGAAGGTAGACTGATGAAACGTTGGTTTCAGTGTCGATGGTCACGGTGGTGTTCCCGCTTGCCCAGTTGCGACCCTGTTGGATTGCCTGGATCATTTGGGATTCGATCTTACGCATGGGGTGTTCGGTGGTTTGGTTGAACAAGTTCAATATAGCGCCCATGGAGGGGGCGTGCCTATTTTGTGTGCCGCTTAGTGGATTGGCACAATCAGTAGATCAGGGTGTGAAGGTCGCGGGCTTTCATGGGGCGATCGTAGGAGTGGGAGAAGTACGTCTTCATGCGTTGCTCAACGTAGTCTTCTCCCAGTTGAATGGCGGTGCTCATGCTGTCGCCGGTCATGATGGACCCCATCATTACCTGGCAGGTTTCAACGCCAAGTTTTTCGGGGCTCATGCCGGCGCGTCGCAAGGTGACGGTGGCGGTGTATCCCAGACCCTTGCGGAACTCTTTGGTACATCCGCTCATAAAAATCTGAGGATCGTTGCTCACCGCCTGTTGCAAGGGGTTCGCAATAGCAGCAGCAGGGGTCAGGGTGGCGATGGTGGCGAGTGCCAGTGCTTTGAGGTTCATGGGGTGTCTTTGTTTGATGTGCTTATTGTAGGGCATCCGGTGCCCCGTGCCTGTCTTGTGTGACGATTAGTGGGGTGTCACTCCCCGAAGAATGCGAACCGGGCATCAACCACAAAGTCGATCACGTCGTCAGTGGCAGAGCAGTCAAACCGTTCGCAGAACCAGTCAACCGCCAGGCCAGCAGGTGCCATGGTG